CTAGCCCAACCCGGGTGTGCCTGAATAAACATTTTAAGCAAGAGTGTTAAAGGGACTGCTGACTTACATGGAGGGTCAACTGACTATTAAGTGTATAATGCGGGGCACAAGTAGGTTTAAAAGATGAAACTGCATCTTGCCTAACTGAAAGTTGGAGGTAACCAGAAAATCCTCTCACCCACCTTTTTAAGCCCCTTACGGGGCTTTTTTTATGCTTAAACATAAATATTAATGTGCAAAACAGAGATACACATTTAATTTGGGAAGCGTATGCGAATAACGATAGGTTATTAAACGAAAATTTTATTAATAAACTAAAAGAAAAGTTCGGTAATTTTACAGCAGAAACTGTAGCACCATATGTTCGCGAAGCACTACAAAAGCTTAAGCAAGAAGATTCTAAAACATATAATGAGATTGGAGCAGCTGTTAAAAATAACGATCTCAATAAACTTA